ACCTTTAATTTCCATTAATACATCAGACATGTCGTTAATCTCTTTAACTGTATCATCGTGTCTTCTGTCTCTAGTTTCGTCGGACCTATTCCATCTTTCAATTAATTTAATGATCATGCCTTCCATATTTTCCAATGTTTCAGACTGACCTTTATTCTCAATTTGTAAATCGTTTATTGCCTTAGCTTGTTCTTCTGATCTTTTAGCATTTTGGTAAACCATAAATACAAACATTGCTCCAACAACGCCAATCATGCCAGCTTCTGAATACAGTGCTAAAAATTCTTCCATTATTTTCTCTTTCGCTTACCCCAACTAAGTGGATTGATATTAAATTCTTTTTCATAGAAATTAACTTTATCTTCTAATTGTTCTCTCTGTAAAGTCTCTTCCACGATATGTTTACCAAGTAAGTCCCCAATCTTAACATCAGCCGTGACCATCGATTCTTCAAGATTTCCCAATCGAGACTCAATACGCCAATAACCATAAACGAGCATCCCAACAAGTACAAGTAGTTGACCCAACCATTTAAGGTTAATAGAGACAATAGCATTATCGTCAACCACAGTCCCCCGATAACTTCTAGCGGTTTTAGGCTCCCCATCAGGCATGCTACTTCGTGACTACGGTACCTATAAAAACATAATTTACAGGGATTGTATAGCTTGTAGAAACGCAATCTGTGTAATTCATTTTTTGAATATCCTTAATTTAAACCAATTAAAAACTCTCTTAAAAATATTTTGTTTTTCTGGTATATTAGATTCTGTATTCATTGATCTTAGTTTACGCTTAATCCTGCTGGTCCTTCTTATCCTCTGTAGGCTATGCATGTTGCTGTAGAGTCTGTATGATTAAGTATAGTGGCAAAGTTACCATAAAGTATCTCACCCGGAATTAAATAAAAAAACGCACTATTAAGACCGTCTCCTATATTGCAGGTCGCTTTCAACTTTAAAAACTCTGATGTTCCGCTGCTGTCTTTACCAAGTGCTTGAATAGCAACCCAAGAACCTGAGTCTGGACTAGAATAATTTGTATCATGCTCCGCTATAAGATCAAAGCCTAATTGACCTATAGCTAATGATGTAGCTTCTGCAGCAGTGTATTTTCTAATTCCTTTAGCCATTTATATACCCATATGTTTTGATACCGCACGACCTTCTCCGTCATATTGATATCTTATTCTTGAAAGAAGCTTTGCTTTTGTTTCGCTAGAACCATAAGAAATGCCACGCTTATCATAAAAGTTTTTTATTTCTGCTTTAGTATTTGCATCTGTAGGATAATCTGCTTGTGTAGTAGCAACACCATTAATTATATGATGTCCTCCTACTAATAATCTTCCATGCCCATCACCATGCTTCTTAGAACATTCATCAACATAAAACTCTTCAATTACTTTAAAGCTGTTGCTTCTTTTCTTTATGTCACCATCTACATCAACAAAGTACGCATAAGATGAAGGATAAGTCAGAGTCTCTGTAGACCCATCTGCATAAGTTTTTGTGCGAGTAGCACCGGGAGTTGTATTTCTATGAATCCTAACTCGATGACCCTGACTGCACCTTCTTACTATCATAACATCACCCACCATGCACAAGCAGTAGCAATGAATATATCAAGGAATGAATCTTCAGCCCATGCTCTCACAGAGCCATAAGGCTTCCAATTTTCCACATAATATTCAATGATTTCCCATAGGATTGCCATAGCAAACACTAATCCAATATTCTGTAAGCCTGCAAATCCAAACCAGTAGAATACCTTTGTTAAGAATAGTCCACCTAAGAGATGCCAGAAACTCCAGACATTTAACTTAGAATTAACCCATGAGAAATACTTGCTTATCTTCATTCGTCTATTTCAGCCTCAATTACTTCAGGTTCAAGAGATGCACGTAGCATATTAATGAATGCTTCTTTTCCAACAGAAAGCTGGTCAGCCATAAACTGATTCGTATTCTGTTTGTTCTGTAAATCATTAATGTGATTTACCATCATTTTCTGTTCGTCAGTCATGTCCTCAATAACATACTCTTTGTCATCTAAGTTCAAAACTGGCTTTTCTTTTTTATCTTTAGCCATTATTGACTCCTTGTTTAGTTAATTATTCTTCGGCATCACGTGCGGCACGGTCTTTGTAATCACTTCGTGCAACTACCAACGCCACTATTTCATCTTCCGATGCTGGTATTGAACTGACTGAATCATCAGCATATAGTTTCGGTAGCCATTCAGCCACTAATCGTTTTTTACAATTAGCAACTTTGCCATCAATAGCCTTATCTACCCAATCCTGTATATCAGATAAATCGTTTTTTAGCACCGATTCTTCTGTTGAACTAAGTGTTCTTTTTTTTATGTCCATTATTATGTCCTTTGTATTATGTTATTTCGCATAGGTTATTTCGCCTAACAAACGAGGTATCCGCTATAAAAGCTATCTGTGCCTACAGTTGTTTGTGCTGTGCCACTTCCTTGTATTACTTGAATTTTGGCAGTATCACTTGCATCCATATCCGCTAATACAGAACCAGAAACTTCCTTAAAAGTCGCATCTTGACCGTAATCGGGGTCAAACAACCAAGTTGCATAAGTTCTATTTGATGTGGTTATTTGAATAGTGTACCAAGCGACAGCAGAGTCCACATTATAAAGCGATAGACCAAAACTTAATTGATACCTACCCGTTACAGGGGCAGTAAATGTATTTGATGCAAAATTAGAACCTTGGTCAAATACTTCAGTCCCAAATATAACATCAATAGTTCCAGAGTTTGCAAAAGCAGCCTGTGTCCCAGAAGGTCTTACCAAAAACGCTGGTTGATTAGGCATATTAACAGAGCCAGAGCCAATATCTATATTTAGAGCCTGTATACCAGTTGAAAGGTCATCTTTAGCTAAAACGAATTTCCCAGCCTGATTATCTATCCCGACTTCAAATTCACGACTACCAACATCAAGAAAATGAATTTTTGCATCTCCAACTGATGCCCTTATGCTTAAACCTTCATCAGCGTTCGCAGACGCAAGAGTAGAATCATCTGATATACTTAAACCAGCGGCATAAACTCTTGCCCCACTATCCGATGCCATATAAACAGACTCTACAGAAGCATTACCGAGCGTTACTGAATTGTTTGCTACGCCTATTGCACCATATCCTATGGCTATTTGATTTTCAGCCGCTCCAGTAGAGACATCTGAACTTGTACCAATGCAAACATTGAATGCTCCAGTATCTGCAATTGTGTCTCCAGCATCCGCACCTACTGCAACATTAGAATAGCTACTACCACAAGCAGTAAGTGCATTATATCCCACAGCAGTATTATTAGAGGAAGTCGTAATTGCATCAAGAGCATATGCTCCGATTGCGGTATTTTTTGCTCCAGACGTCAAATCCACAAGAGCAGATTTTCCTACAGCAACAGCCCCACTTGCACCTGCATCTAAATCACCACTCATTGCCAAATCACCGACAGCAACACAAAAGTTCAAATCTTCTGTTCCTATGTTTCCACTCATAGCACCACGACCAATCGCAACGTGATGGTCAGCCGCAGTAGTTGCATTTCCTAACGCATCGTATCCTAATACTGTGTTATAAGCACCTGTAGTAAGACCATCGCCCGCTCGGTATCCGATAACAGTATTCTGAGTCCCAGATGTAATGCCATTTCCAGCGTAATGTCCAATTAAAGTTGAGCCATTAGCGGCAGTATTATTAATCGCCGCTCCAGCCCTTGTACCTACAATAGTACACTCTGATATAGCCCCAGTTGCAGAATCTAAGGTAGCAGTACCTATGGCGATATTGGATGCCCCAGTTTGTATGCCACCAGCCGCCGCATATCCGATAGCAACATTACCATTGGCAGAATCCTCTGAATTAGTTGTTAAAGCATCTAATGCGTTTGTTCCTACTGCGACATTCCTTGCCCCAGTAGTAATAGCCAACAAAGCATTTGCACCTACTCCGACATTGTTACTATTGCTTTGTCCGCTGGCTCCTAAACCAGCATTCGCACCCAGCCAAGTGTTATTTGTTCCTGTGACATTATAAGCGGCTACATTAACACCAACTCCTGTATTATTTACAGCACCTTCCGATGCTGTATTTTGAAGGAGTAATGCAGAATATCCGATTGCAGTTGAATTTCGACCCACATCGTCTGTTTTAAGAGCGTCCTTACCAATAGCCGTATTGTAATCGCCAGTAGTAATTGCAGTTCCTGCATAATCGCCCACGAGTGTGTTTTCTATACCACCACTTGCAAGTGCCGCACCAGCCTGATAACCAAAGACTGTATTATCTGTACCACTATCATTATTCGAGAGAGAGATTCGGGAGTTGGGGTCGAGTACCAAATTTTTAACCTGACTACCAGAACTATATGATAAAAACTGTAGATTACCAGTATTATCAGCACCAGCTCTGACCGCATTAATCGCTCCTATTGGCTGATTAGTTGCGGCTCCGTCCTCTATCCTGAATTGCATCTCAGAACCAAAAGTATCAGCCATGTTTCCAGTAGTAGTTGTTTTTATGCTGAATGCGGCAGATGCTCCAGTAGTACCAGACCCAACAGTACGCTCAAGCATGGCTACTGGAAAAGAACTACCTTTCACATGGAGAGGTGCTTCGGGAGCCGTCTCTCCAATTCCAATTTTCCCGTCTTCAGATATTCTCATGTACTCATGGGATGCAACATCATCATCGTCATTTAGGGCTGAACAACCAAATACTAAATCACCACCCTTGTCGGTAGCCGACATATTCACAGCCGAATAAGCGGCTATAAAGCAAGAAGATT